TCCTGGTATTACACGAGCAACTCGTAAATACGACGCAGAGAGCGGTGAGTCAGAGGAGCCAACAAAGAGCCGCGAAGATGCAGCAGCCGCACCAGCAAAGCGCGGTCGTGGTCGTCCACCCGGCAAGTATGGCTCATACAAGAAGAAGGTCAAAGAGTCACTAGAGATTCTTGAGTCACTAGAGACCGAAGAAGAAATCGAAGAGTTTGTATTCTCTCTCGATGAGGAATCATTTGCCGAGCTAGAGCAGTATTTGTCCGAAGAGCAAGGTGTGGCGGAAGGCGAAGAACAGATTGATGAACTACGCAACGTTACGCAAGATCAATTAGGTGGTCGCATGTCCAGCACCACTGGATTGTTCAACAAGACTCCTGCGGGCAAAGAACGCGAAGTTAAGCGCAGGCAAGAACATCTAAAGGGTCAAATGAAGTTCACAAAGAGCCAAGGTGGTATCGCTGGTCCTAAGGGCAAGTTGCCAGAGGAAGTTGAACAAACCGACGAAGCAATGAGCCAACAAGCCAAGACTACCATGAAGCATGTTAAGAATGCTACTCCTGGTGAGAAAAAGGCTGCAAAAGATATTAAGCCCGGTATTGCTGGATACCGCGATCGCATTGCCATGCTAAAGAGTGCAGAGGCACGCGGTGGTCTAAAGAACGAAGAAGCTGAAGGCGAAGAACAAATTGATGAACAGAGCGGATACGACAAAGATTGGACTTTGATGCATAAAAATGGCGTAAAAAGTATGAGAAGTTCTGCATCAGGTAATTTGAAATTATCTCATCCAGATCATGAACCATTGACTCTCAAATATAACAAAAAACGAGAAAATTATGTGCATCCTGAACACGGTGAACTAGCTGGTCATACCGCTAGATCTATTGCCTATAAGTATGGAAAGCACGGTAAGAGTCTTGGGTTGAAAGAAGAAAAAATGTTCGAAGAAGCCGAACTAGACGAAAAGTACATGGGTGCCGAAAAACTAGCATCTGAACTAAAGTCAAAGGGCGCAAAAGATCCAAAGGCTCTTGCAGCTTGGATTGGTCGTAAGAAGTATGGAAAAGAAGCTTTCCAGAAAGCAGCAGCTTCAGGTGAAAAGATGCGCGAGTCAGAAGAAGAAGTTGACGAGGCACTAAAGCATCCAAACCACAAAGTTCTTGATAAGAATAAGAACAACAAGCTAGACAAAGAAGACTTTGCTATCCTTCGTGGTGAGAAGAAGGCACCAATGAAAGAAGAAGTAAGCGAAGACCAAGTAGCCAACATTGCTGCTTTCATCACAAAACAATCTAAAGGAGAAGCATAATGCCATTGTGGGGAAAAACGGACGCGACACTTTCTCGTCCAAAATGGATAAACCTAAACACATATCCAGCTGGTACTCAACTATTGTTTGTTGATCTTACAGAAGCTCAAGTAGCATCAAACCGCACAAAGGGTATTGATGGTCCTGGTTGGTGGTTGCACCGCGAGTATACTGACTCTAAGGGTCAGATTCGCTACAAGTCAGAACTAGTTGTTGCTCTGCAAGAAACAGCAGCAAACGCTGGTGATGCAGCAGACGATCTATTCGTACCTGATGTAACAACTACAATTGCAATTAGCGTTCAGCCAGCAAATCAGACAACAGTTTCTGGTGGAGCTACTTTTGCAGTAACAGCAGCGTTGACGCCTGCAGGCACTGTAACATATCAGTGGCAATTCCAAGCAGCTGCTAACACAGAGACCTGGGCTAATGTTAGCGGTGCAACAAGCGCATCACTTGCTCTAACAGGTAGAACTTCTACTAACACTGGCGACAAGTATCGTGTAGTTGTTGGTGGTGCTGGTTCAAAGAAAGTTACTTCAAACACAGCAACATTGACATTCGGTACCTAATCGAATCTAGTTCGTAATGAAACTGACTGAAGATAACTTTTTGTTATATGCAATGCATCACTATCAAGTTCCGTCGTGTGTAACACTACAGGAATTTGAGAATGATCTGAAGACAGTAACATACATAAAGAAGCAGTTGGGAAGGAGCGATAGAAACAATCAGCTCCTTCTCAATCATATCATTATTTTGTTCAACTGTTTTGGTAGCGCTGCATTGAACATTCTGTTTCATAAGGTCGAAAAAGAATACTGGGGCAGTCTGGCAACGTTTCTATTATACATAAACAGAATGCCCGATGTAGTGCAGGATCTAAATATAAGACTAGTCGATCTAAAACTAGATGAATCCGTAATAGAAGAACTAAGAAAGATCTAATGCTAATAGACAATCTCATTGCCTTTAGAATACTTTACAAGCTAGTTACTCCGTTCAAGGAGACTAAGGCGTACAAACTTGGCATCATTGATGAGAATGGCAAACTACTAAAGAAGCAAGCACAACTAAAGACTCAAGAAGAAAAATCAGCATACACACTACTTGATCGACTAGTTTTTAATCTAAAGAGAATTATTATCAATCTACCCGGCGGCGATGCTAAGTTGAAGAACATCGTTGCTGCATATTTTTTGATCAAAGAAAATTACAAAACAAACCCATCTCTTGAATCGTTACAGGAACAACTAACAAAGATTGTTGCAACGGATGCAGTTCTTGTAGAGGAAACTATTACAGTAATGGACTTTCTAAAGTTATTCGAAGATGCACCCGCAAACTCAACAGGACCAGCTGTATCAACAGATGAACCTGTAATACGCAAGAGTAAGAAAAAGAAGATCACACTTGCTCAAGTAATGGCATGATAAACCTTTTGATCCCCTTTCTAACATCACCAAAGTTTTTAATTGGTACAGCAATTGCTGTTGCTGCAGGTGCAGCTGGATTCAAAGCATCATCTCTGCTGTGCGAGTCTAAAGTGAACGATCTTAAGGATAAGATAGTTGCCTTTGAGAGAGAACAAGCAAGACTAGTTGCAGAGAATCTTATTCTTGAAAAGAAAGCAGGTGAGGTGACAATTGAGGTTGTCACCAAATACGTTGAAACCGTAAAAATCGTGACCGAAAAGGGCAATGATATAATTAGAGAGGTGCCTGTATATGTTACTGAAAAAGCTAATAGTGGTTGCACCATTACTGATGGCTGGGTGTACAACCATAACAGAGCAGCCGCAGGTACCGCCACGTCAAGACTTCCCGAAGCCCCCAGAGACGTTGATGCAGCCACCTCCGGAATTGAACTTTCTGACTCGGCAGCAACAATCGCAGAAAACTACAAAAGATACCACCAAGTAGCAACTCAACTAAAAGCACTACAGGACTGGATAAGAAAACAAGAAGCAAATAGCAACAAGTAAAAACTATTCTTCTATCATTAAGCCACATTGAGTAATCTTTGTGGCTTTTATCATTATCATCCAGGTACACGGTGATTTTACATGGTGTCAATCCATTGTCAAGCATTCTTTTTCTAATTTGACTCAAATAAACTATTGTTATACAATGGTTGTATGCTATATCAAGAATCTACCTTTGTTACACGGATCTCTCCGTACGTCATAAACTTCAAACAGAAGAAGCCGTATCTGTGGGGACTATCTTGTCCAATCTGCGGCGACATCTCCAAGGGGCGTCAAAAGACTCGGGGCTACATCTATAGACCCGGCACCTCTGATCATCTAAATTACAAGTGCCATCATTGTGGCGCCAGCATGTCTTTTGGAAGTTTTCTAAAGACAAAGTTTCCCGAGCTTTACAAAGAATTCGTCTACTCAAGATACGAACTAACCTCTAAAGATAGAGTTCCCCATAAGAACTTTCCAGCGATGATCAAGACAGAGTCATATCCCCTAACTGACTCTGTTATTGATAAATTAAAGCGGTGTGATGATCTATCTGAATCGCACCCAGTGGCAAAGTATTTGAACAAGAGAATGATTCCACGGCATCAGTGGGAACATATCTTCTACACTCTTGAGTTCATGAAATACACGAACAGTCTGCTGCCCGGAAAGTTCAAGGAAATAGAAAAGGATCATCCCAGGCTAGTTCTTCCCTACTTTACTGAACATGGCAAGATGTTTGCCTTTGTTGCCCGTGCTTTTGGTAAAGAGGAACCAAAGTATTACACTATCAAACTTGATGATGAACGAGAACGTGTCTATGGATTGGATCGTCTAGATCCTCACAAGAGGGTATACGCGGTGGAAGGACCAATTGATAGTTTGTTTTTACCTAACACTATTGCTGTATCGGGTTCTAGTTTTGACACGCCTACTATGCAGGCACTAAAATCGGTGGTTACTATTGTGGGTGATAATGAACCACGTTCGCGTGAGATTGTAAAAATTCTAAAGAAGAACATTGATTTGGGATACAAGGTTTGTATGCTTCCCCATACTGTAAAGGAAAAGGACATTAATGAATTGGTGTTATCAGGATACGACACAAACGAAATACTTGAACTAATTGACGCAAACACGTTCCAGGGAATAAATGCGCAACTAAAATTTGTTGAATGGAAATTGGTATGAACATCTTCTATCTTAGTAACTCAGCCAAAGAAGCATCACACATGCACTGCGATAAGCATGTGGTAAAGATGATTGTGGAAAGCGCGCAGCTTCTTTCCACTGCCCATCGTGTTATTGATGGTACACAACAAGTTGTGCTGAGTGAGTCGGGACGGAGAGTAAAGCGATGGGTTGTTGACGACTGGCGAGAGAATGTACTATATAAGGCTACTCATCACAACCATCCCTCTGCTGTGTGGTGCCGCCAAACAGTCGAGCAGTACAACTTTCTACATGAACTTCTAGTGTCTTTGTGCAAGGAATATACACACAGGTACAAAAAAGTTCATAAGGTTGAGGCAACAAAGTTTGTTGATATGTTGTCACAACTACCAAACAATCTAACAGCAAGGGGATGGGTCGAGCCACCCCCTGCAATGCCCGATTATTGCAAGGTACCAGGAAACGCAGTACAAAGCTATCGCAACTATTATATAAATGAAAAGAAAAAATTTGCCAAGTGGACCAATCGTAATGTGCCGCAGTGGTTTCAATAAATACAGACTCTACAATAAGGAACAACATGGACATTGATTACAGTCGGGATTCATTGTTCGATGAACTAGGCATTAAACGCCTACGTGATTCGTACATGCGCCCAGAAGAAACATCACCCCAAGACAGATTTGCATATGTTTCAAAAGAATTTGCCTCGAACGAAGAACACGCACAACGACTGTATGATTATTCGAGTAAACACTGGTTGTCCTACTCTACACCTATTCTATCATTTGGTAGAAACAAGCGAGGAATGCCAATATCCTGTTTTTTGAATTTTCTAGAAGACACCGCAGAGGGTCTAGTATCTAATCTGTCAGAGACTAACTGGCTATCAATGATGGGTGGTGGCGTGGGTATTCACGTTGGTATTCGTGGCTCTGATGAGAAGTCCGTTGGTGTTATGCCCCACCTAAAGGTATACGATGCATCATCACTTGCATACAAGCAAGGAACAACTCGTCGTGGATCCTATGCAGCATACCTAGATGTTTCCCATCCCGACATTATTCAGTTCCTGGAGATGCGCAAGCCAACCGGCGATCAGAACATGCGTACTCTGAATCTAAATCATGCCATCAACATTAGTGACAAGTTCATGCAGATTATTGAGAACTGCATGGTTGATCCATCATACAATGATTCATGGGATCTTGTACAACCTAACTCGGGCAATGTAGTAGAAACAGTTTCCGCGAAGGATCTGTGGATGCGAATTCTAGAAATGAGAATGCAGACTGGTGAGCCATACCTTTGGTTCAATGACACTGCAAACAGAGCACTACCCGAGTACCAAAAGAAACTTGGGTTGAGCATCAAGGGTTCAAATTTGTGCAGTGAAATTTCTTTGGCAACAGATAAGAACAGAACTGCTGTCTGTTGTTTGTCCTCTGTAAACTTGGAGTATTATGATGATTGGAAAGATAACAAGCTTTTTCTTCGAGACGTACTTGAGATGTTGGACAACGTTCTTCAGTACTTCATTGATAACGCTCCTGATAGCATATCACGTGCGCGATATAGTGCTTGGCGCGAGCGCTCTGTTGGTGTTGGTGCCCTCGGCTTTCATGCTCTTCTTCAGAAAAAAGGAATAGCATTTGAAGGTGTAATGGCAAAGAGTCTAAACAACCGCATTTTTAAGCACATCAGAACAGAATTGGATGTTGCTAACGAACAACTAGCACACGAACGCGATCCATGCCCCGATGCAAAAGAAGGAGGCGTAATGAAGCGCCTAACCCATGTTATGGCGGTGGCACCTAATGCGTCTAGTTCTATCATCATGGGTAATACATCGCCTAGCATCGAACCTTATGCCGCAAACGCGTACAGGCAAGATACAACCAGTGGTGCTTATCTAACCAAGAACAGATTCCTTGATGCAATCATCAAGAAGGAATCTGAAACACAATCAGCATCGTGGTACGATGACACCTGGGCTAGTATTACCGCTAATGATGGATCTGTTCAGCATTTGGATTGGATGGACGAGAACACAAAGTTTGTGTTTAAGACGGCAGCGGAATTGGATCAACGTTGGATTATTGAACATGCCGCGGATAGGCAACAGTACATTGACCAAGCACAGAGCGTGAATCTGTTCTTCCGTCCCGATGTAAACATCAAGTACCTACATGCAGTGCATTTTATGGCATGGAAGAATGGACTGAAGTCACTCTACTACTGCCGTAGCTCTAAACTACGCAAAGCCGACAAGGTTGGACAACGTGTTGAGCGTAAGCGTATTGAAGAAGAAATCAACTTAGAAGCACTAGCACAAGGAACAAGCTGCATAGCTTGCGAGGGATGATATGATTAGAAAAGCAAAACCACGCCTAACAGAAGAGCGTACCTACTACAAACCATTCACATACGACTGGGCATTTGACGCGTTCAAACAAAGCGAATCAATGCACTGGTTATGGGGTGAAGTTCCTATGCTAGAGGATGTGGCTGATTGGAAGAACAAACTAAACGAAAACGAGAAGAAGTTTCTAACTCATATCTTTAGATTCTTCACACAAGGCGACATTGATGTATCGGGTGCCTATGTTAAGAACTATCTGCCTAACTTCCCTCAGCCGGAAATTAGAATGAT